GAAGAGAATCGGATGGTTACGAGAGATATCCTACTCTATGTTCATACTAATTACTGCTAGTCAGTACGCTATATCATGAGGTGTCTATGAATACAGAAGTAAATTGTGTAGAGTGCGATGTAGACATAGCAGGAAACTCTGAGCATGACCATGACCTAGAGGTATGTTGTGATTGTATAGAAGAGAAGTACGATAGCTGTCAACATTGCGACCAACTATTTCCTAAGAGTGATTTGATTGAAGCAGAAGATGAGCCAACTTGCGAAGATTGTTTCAGAGAGTATTACGCAGAGTGTAATGGTTGTGGCGATATAATAACTCAGGATGAGACTTATTATTCTGAGAGTTCAGGCGATGACTATTGCGAGGATTGTTACTACGAAACATTTACGAGATGTGAAGGCTGCGATTATGAAATGCAAAGCGACTATGCACATTATAGCGATAGCGATGGGTGCTCTTACTGTGATGATTGTTACGAGCATAATGAAGATGTAGACCTAGATTCCTATGGTCAAGTAAGCATACATCGCTCAAAGTCTTTCGAGAGTAATAAGTTTCACAGAGCAGTTGGCATAGAGATAGAAGCCTGTAATCAAAACTACAATGAACTAGAAAAAAACATATATTCTAGAAACTTTGAGATAACAAAGAACTGGAGAATAGTTAGTGATGGTAGTATACATCCGAGTGGAGAAGATGATATAGGTAAAGAGTTTGTAACTAGAGGTGGTATGAGTGGAGACGAGCTTTATCTATCAATCAATAATATGACTAGCATACTTCAACGAGAGGGTTGGTATGTAAATAAGTCTTGCGGTCTCCATGTTCATGTAGATGCTAGAGACTTAAATGCGAGAGAACTTGCATATATACTCATGGTAGCTAAACTATGTGAGCCTGTTATCTATAAGATGATGCCTCAATCTAGAGACAGCAGTAGATGGGCAAGACGTATACCTATGAGCTTAGAAAAGATAAATAGGATACACGATGAAGATGACTTTATAGACTCATGGTATCGCTCTCATGGGACATCTCCTAGTATGGAGAAGTACAATGATGCTAGATACTGTGGATTCAATATGCACTCTAGAATAATACATGGCTCGATAGAGTTCAGACATCACTCTGGAACTCTCAATCCTAGTAAGATAATAAATTGGATAGAGATTTGTCAGTCTATTATCAATACAGGTCTAGAGTTATACAGATTGATAGAGGATAAGGAAGTTGGATTACAAGGTATTACTCTAGCTAGAGCTAAAAAACTTATGAGAGTTTGGAGACTTATACTTAGCAAGGATGATAAGATGAAGTTGTTTAACCTTAAGACTATGAACAGTGCTCTAGAGTTAAAGACATCATTAAGAGCTCATATAAATTATAGAGTTGGTAAGTTCTATGATAATAATAAACAAGAGGATTATAGAGTTATAGGATATAACCCTATACGAATGTTACCAATAGTTGAAAGACATATAAGTTTTTAAAATAAAAGAAAGAGGTACTGCATGAATGATAGCAATTTACAGAGAGCTATATCAACTATACTCTCTCAGTATGAAGTAAAAGAGATTAGCAGCGTAAAAATTACTGAGAGCGAAGTTCATAATTGGATTATAGAATTTGATACTGATAGAATAACGCCAAGTGGCAAGAGAATTAGTGTCTCGATGCCTGTCACTATAAAGTATGTTGAGGTAGAGTAATGGAGATAACTTTAAAACTAATCAAAAAGATTGCCAAAGATATTATTGAATCTCAAGGTGATAACTACTTTTATAGTAGTGAAAATAGAGGTGAAAAACTAGCTCTTAGGATGTTGATACAGAGTTTTGAAGATATGCAGAAAAAAGATAAATAACTTGATTTATAAATATATAATTTGTATATTAAGCTATGAAAATAGAAAGGAAAATATATGCCAGCGATAGGATTTAAATACCCTGAAGGAGACAAGATAATCTTCGAGGATATTCTAGGCATAGAGAACAAACTAGATGTAGAGAGAATGGGAATATATACTCCTGCGTTAAGAGAGATGGCGAAGGTCAGAGAGTCTGATAGAAAGCCTAGCGTTACAGAACTCTTAAATGGAACTTGTCAGGCATATCTAGAAAGAACTAGAGATTACTACATAGACCCACAAGAGCAAGCGTTCGCATTACTAGGAACTACACACCATAAAGTTCTAGAAGAAAATGCAAGCGAGAGTGATGCTGAGCAAGAAGTAGAGCTTTGGGGTATAACAGGTATTGCAGACCTCTATGATAGTAAGACAAAGAATTTGGTAGACTATAAAAGTACAGGTGCTTTTAAAGCATCTAAGGTTTTAGGTTTAGACTTTTACTTGGCTAACGACCCAACAGGAGAAGTATATAAAAGAAGTGGTAGATGGGGAAAGAAGGGAGAGCCAAAGAAAGTTAAGAGATACTGGAAGAATCCAGAGAAAGCAGACCTAGAAGATTGGTCTTGGCAAATTAATATGTATAGACTAATGCTGCAGTCTCAAGGTAAACAGGTAGATAAGATGTATGTACAGATGATAGTTAGAGATGGAGGATTAGCAGCGTCTAGAGATAGAGGTATAGATAGGAACATATATTTAATAGAGGTTCCATACATACATGATGACCACTTAAAAGAAAGATTTACAAGTAAAAGAGATTTACTACTAGAGTCTTTAGAATCAAGAGAGATTCCTGATAAATGTAGTGATTCTGAAACATGGGGAGGTATAAAGTGCGAGAGATTTTGTCCTGTACGAGAGTTCTGTCCACATATATCCCCAACACAATAGAAGGAGATGATTAATTGAATAGTGTATTTGAGAAACTAGATAGCATAGATGTCTCTACCAAAGCTGAAAAGAAAGGTAGGTTTACCTATCTTAGTTGGGCTTGGGCAGTTAGAGAACTGTTGAGAGTTGCTCCAGACTCTACGTGGGTAGTCCACGAGTGGGGAATTGAGGGCAATAAGCAGCCGTATATGCAAACAGAAGCAGGGTGCTTTGTTAAAGTCTCTTTAACAGTTGATAATATAACAAGAGAGCAAGTACATCCTGTATTAGATAATAGAAATCAACCTATAAAAGAGCCTAATGCTTTTGAAATAAACACATCTATACAAAGATGTTTAGCTAAAGCTATCGCTCTACATGGTCTTGGTCTGTATATATTTGCAGGAGAAGATTTGCCTGATAACTCTATAACGAGTAACGATGTATCAGAGCTATTTAATCTAGCTGATAAGGTAGGTAAAGAAGAAGCAGAGAGAGTTAGAAAGGCTTTAGAAGTTGGAAAGATAAACAAGAGTAATCTAGATAAGACAATGTCTGCCCTAGAAAATCTCGCAATTAGTAAAAAGGAGAATGATAATGAGTGATGTAAACTCTATAATGGGAAGTAATGAAGCATACTATGACCCATCTAAAGATGTTCCATCTTTAATTCCAGAGGGTATGTTTAAAGCATACGCTACTAAACTGTCTGAGAGGGAGGTGATTGTAAGAGACAAATACGTAGCAGATGTATTCGATATTGAGTTCGAACTAGCAGAAGAGAACAAAGGAGAGAGTGTAGAAATAGGTAGTAAAGCTATAGACAAGGGTGAATATGCTGGTAAAACAGTACGCTCTAAAGGTTTCTTTAGATTTAAGAAGCCAGACCCAAGCAATTCTCTACATGATGGATTAGAGATGAATACAGCGTCTAATAAATCCTATATGGAATTATTAAATTCATTCTCTATTGAGACTGAAGAGGACAAAGAAGGTCGCTACTTCCTTCCACATATTAATGAGAGTGACGTTAGTGGCAAAGCTGTTATACTAGATATTGTTCATGAGAACTGGACTTCTAGAGAGGGCGATGCTATGGTCACACCAAAAGCTAAAGCTATCTTTATATGGGAGGGACAAGCTCCTAAGAAAGAAGAGCTGCCGTTTTAATTAGTTGATTAAGAGGGGTGGTGTTTTTATTTAGTTATATGACATTCCTTTTTCCACCCCTCTATACCATAAACTTAGGATATATATGAATTTATGTGATTGTTGCCCACCAAACAAAGAAGAAGAGCTAGATATAGTAACTATACCAATAGACTATAGAAGCTCTAATAATTTTTGTGGTGATATTAATTTTGTTAATTATAGTAAAGATAGGAGGTATATCTCTATGAGCTGTAGAGATTGTTTTAAAGATTTAGACCCATTAAAAGATACAATGCAAGACAGAGTATGTCAACGATGCTCTAATAAAAACGAAGAATTTTGGAACAGTATAATTAAATTATTGGAGGATAGCTATAGTGAAGTTTAAACATATAGAAGAGTTAGAGTCTATGTATGTGACAAAAGGAAACGGCAGCACTGATGATGACATAGAAGAATTTAAGAAGTTTATATGGAGGCAGGCAGAGATTAGAGGTCTTGTCATCAATACGAAAGAGAGTCAAGGTGAAAATAGAAACTTGGAATGAGATTATGGATAAGATGTGTAGTCTTATGGGTTATGACAAAGGCATACAAGCCTGTGTAGACGCTAAGCGTGAGATAAAACCTAGCACACCTATCTACGAACTATCAAGGAGAGACGATAAGTATTTGATACATAAACTTAGAAAGACATACACAAGTTACAAGAATTCACCAGCTTCGTACGGATACGAGGCTGAATAATAATTGGCGAGTCGAGTTATAACATTTTTAACCCATTTTTATTCATGAAGAACCTAGCTCTATTGAGAGCGGTGGATATTTTATAAGAAAACAAATTGGCGTTATAAAAAGGATAACTTAAGAGTTGGCGCTCACTCGCCAAAACCTTTTGGAGATAATATGAAAAAGAAAAAACAAAAACCTACTATGAGAGAAGTATATGCAGATGTAGGAACACTGTTTAAAGTAGTAAGTTCTATGGGTTCTACTATGGAATCTATGAGAATTTTACTAGAAAACTATTTGGAAATGAAAAAAGATACTGATAAATTAGCTAAGTTTATAGAGAACAAGGCAAAGGAATTAAAGAATGTTAATCAAAGAAGCGAAGAGTCTAAAGAAAATAAACCTGCCTAGTTGTTGTTCTGTCTGTTTAAAAAGAGATAGTGATTACTGGTACGCTATACTATCTTGTGAGACACCAACAAAAATAGAGATGTATGAAGATGATGATGATAAGATGCCTCGTATGGAAGACCATAGGCACTATGTACTATGCAAGAGATGCTCTAAAAGTTATAATAATATGAGTATAGCAGAGCAGAACTATCGTAGATTAAATTTTGCATACATAAGCAAGGAATGTAAATGCACAACATTTGGAGAGATATATGTCAAGCAAAAGTAAACAAAAGGGAAGCAGATTTGAAAGAGAGTGTGTTGATATAGCTAAGAATAAAGATATTAAATCTATTAGAGCCTGGGGTTCTGATGGTAGGTCTTTAGGTCTTACAGCAGAAGTCGACATACTGATAGATAAATACAAAGCACAATGTAAAGTAAGAAAGAGAGTAGCAAAATGGTTGAAACCAAGCGAGGAAGTAGACATTCAGTTAGTAAAAGAAGACCGTGGGCAAATTTACGTAATCCAGAGGTACGAAGAATGGTTAGAAATGGCGAGTGTTCTCCTAGCTCAGAAATGACACCATTAACAGGATGGAAAAGTGAGACTGAAAGCCTTTATCTCTGTAGAGATGTAGCTAAGCAAGAGTCTTTGGTCTACTATTTTAATGAAGAATGGTTTGATTTTGAATCACTAACAAAAGAAAATAGAAGTGAAGGAAGTTCAAAGCTTAAATACTCTGATTCACTTAAGAGGTGTGAGTATTGTAAAAAAGGCTGGTGTTATTTTAGTGAAGGAACTGTAGATGATTTTTATTATTTAGACAATGAAAGCTTTGCTAATATTCCACTAGAGAAAGAACCTTGCCCTAACTGTGAGTAGTAAAACTACAGACAAGTGTCCTAGCTGCGGCTCAACTCTTAAGTCTAAAAATCTAGACAAACAGATTGATTCTATTCTTTTATCTCGAAGCAAAGAGTATGGTAAGCTATACGAGTATGTAAAAGCCGAGGTGAATAGAAGTAGAACTGTTCAGTTGTCAAGTAGAGAGATACATTCTTTCTTGAATAGTACAAAAGAATGTGATGAAGAGATGGCTATTATATCTATGAATCAATACATAGAAAACAATGTCGCTAGAGAGGGCAAAGGATTGCCTTATTTAGCAGCCATTATAAACAACTCTACTATGACAAAGAAGTCTAAAAAAGAGCATGAGTTTAAAATGTTAGACAGGATTCCACCAAGAATAGACAGAGGATAAATGTATAATTTAGAAACAGAAGAAGCTTTATTATTCTGCGTATTAAATAGACCAGAATGTATAGAAGATATAAGACGATGGATACCAGAGGAAGATGTTTTTTATAATTCTTTTAATAAAAAAATATGGAAAGAATGTTATAAGCTTTATAATAATAAAGAGCCAGTAGATGCCATATCGGTATCAAGAGCTCTACCAAAAAATAAATTAGATGGTAAGCTCCCCTCTTACGAGTTAACGAGGATATCAACTAATGGAGTTACAACTTCTAACGCAGAGTATTTAGCTAAGAATATATACGAAGATTATCTTAGAAGAAATATAGTTAACAACTGTCATAAGCTAATCGGTAAAGCTAAGGACAATGCTGTAGATTTTGATGACATAATAGAGCAGATAAATACAGATACATCTAATGTAATAAACACTAAGCCTTCTAAAAATGAATTTAATCTTAGTGAATTGTTGCATGATACAGATGATTCTATATTTAAAAGTAAAGGTATTATAAAGACAGGTTTAAATACTCTTGACTCTGTAATACATGGAATGACAAGAGGAGAGATAACAATAGTAGCTGGTAGACCAGCCAATGGCAAGACAACTGTTGCTGCTAATATAGCTAGGCAACTAGTATTGTCTGGTAAAAGAGTTATGATGTTCAATAGAGAAATGCCCAACACAGAGATGATGAAGAAGTTTATTGCTATGGAATCTATGAGTCTATCTTATAGAAACCTAAGACATGGAGCTACACTATCATCTACTGAAGTGCATACTGCTATGCAGTTTATCAAGGATAACTATCAAGATAAATTATTTATGTATGACTCTATAAGTGACTTACAATCCACGTTCGAAGAAATAAAAAGAATAAAACCTGATGTTGTGATTGATGACCATATAGGTCTTATTGAGTTTCCATCTAGAGATACTAGAGACTTAAGGCATAAGATAAGGGAAACTACAATGAAATATAAATGGCTTGCTAAGGCACATGATATGTGTGTAATATTAGTATCGCAGCTTAATAGAAATATAGAGCATAGGATAGATGCTACACCTAGGTTATCAGACCTAGCGGAGTCTGGTTCATTGGAGCAAGATGCAGAAATGGTGGTGTTCACACACTATCCTTATGTTTCTAGATTTGGTCAGGCAGATTCAGACGGAAGAGTATGGGGTAAGAATGAAATAATGTTAATCGTATCTAAGAATAGATATGGAACCCCTGGAAGCGTAGAGATGGGATACTCTGGTGATAGCTGTTTATTATTTGACGATATAAGGAGTGCAAAAGATTACGAAGAAAAGAAGAGGCAACTAAGTGCCTGATAATATCAAGAGAGTTGTAGCTAAGTGGGTTATGAATCAATACGACTTAGACCCAATAATAAGTATAGAGAAAGATATAGGTTGTGATGGTATGTATATACCAGACCAAGATAAAGTATTGATTAGTGCAGACTTAAAGCCAGAGCTGTTAATTAAAACTGTATTACATGAAGCAAAGCACGTAATGGATTCTATGAAATACGGAAGAGTTAAGTTTCAAAAGAAATATAATCAGGCTGGTACTGTTGCTGCTAACTGTGGAAATAGCCCATATTTAGACAATAAGTGGGAGATAAGAGCAGAGAAATTTGCAGAACAAGAAATGAAAAACAAATGGAAAGATTTAGACAATGGTAATAGTGAAGAAGACTAAAAATAAAACAGTTCAGAAAATGATTACTGAGTTCAAAAAGAAAGTAAGGGAAGTTGGTATTAAAGAAGAGCTGGAAGAGCGTCGTTATTACACTAAGCCCTCCCAGCTCAGGAGGGAGAGAGAGAAAAATATTAAAAGATTAAATAGAAAATAATTTTATCCTCGGTTGTGAAATGGGGTGTAGTTTTTTTGTCTTGCTGCACCCCTAAATTTTATCTAGGAGGAATAGGCTCCTGCATTTGTGGAGAAAATAACCTCATCATAGTTTCTGCATCCATACGATTTCTACGTACATCAAGAGGTAATGGCTCTTGCATTTGTGGAGAAAGTAACCTCATCATAGTTTCTGCATCCATTTTAGGTTCTAATTGGTTTGAATCACCAAACATTTTTAAAAGTTCTTCAACAGTGCTAGACTCCATATTTTTTTGTCTTGTCACATCGACGTTAGTTGCATCCCTATCAGATTTTGATAAGACTTCAACTAAATCAGATTCTCTTAAAATATCATCTATCGACTTAGACCGAGGTGATTTTTCTAAGCTAGGACTAGACTCTCTACCTGCAAGAACTTCAGCTAGAGATGTCATAACTCCAAAACCCTGGTCAACCCCTCGAGGCATCCTGCGTTTAGTATTGTCAGGAAGTTGAGGTGTTCCTGTACTATTATCTGGATTGTATATTCTTGAAAATATATCTGTAACCTCATCTTGGTCTCTATCTATATTGCGAAGGTGACTTTCATTTTTCTTAACTAAATCAATAAACTTGTCATACTCTTTTGGCGACAGCTTAGCTTCTCGTATTATATCTGCGATGTTGAATTGCTCACCTTTGAAAAAATCGTAACCTATTCTGGGGTCATAGTCCTCTCTGTCGCGAGGGTCTTCACCATAACTAAGTTTATATGCTCTTTCGTTAATAGACTGTTCACTTTGTGGGAACATCTTTGCTAGCATTTTTTGTATCTCATTCATCTCTTTGTTCTTTCTTTTTATTTTTCATTAATCTCTTAATAGATTTATTTTCAATCGTAAGTTTTCTCTTTCTACGCTTTCTTTCTTTGGCTTTTTTGTTTGGCATCTACCACTTGACCCTATTAGCCCAATAAGCTGCGCTCATTTTTCCTTTAGCTATATTCTTACGATGTCTAGCCTTAAAAGACTTACGTTTCATTTTCATTTTTTTAGACTCTCCAGCTTTAGGTTTGCCAGCAGTGCTAGCTCCTTGCTCTCCAAATCTAATAGTTTTAATTTTATCTCCGACTTTAGCTACTACCACATGGCTTTTCTTAGGGTGACTTGGCGTTCTCTTTGGCTTATTAAAACCAGATACACCAGCTCTAGCTAGTCGTGAGTCTCTCTTCTTCTTAGCAGGCATTACTTCTTCTTCTTTCTGGTGGTTGTTTTTTTCTTACCACCTCTGATTAAATCAGCGTCAGCTTTTCTAGCTCCACCTTTTCCAGTTGCAAAACTTCTTACTCTACCAGCAGCCCATGCATGAGCACTAGTTCCTGGTCTTGAACCGCTAGAATAAAAAGCACCTAAACCTCTAGAGTATACCTTAGATAAAGTACCTTTAGATATACCAGAGCTCTTAGAGTACTTAGCTAGTACAGCTGCTTTACCCCCTGATGTTTTTCTTTTTGGGCTTGCTTTTTTTCTTGGGCTTGCTTTTTTTCGTGGCACTTTCACTCCTTAGTTTAGATATTTTATCCATCATAGCTGGTGTCAGCTTTCCCATCCTATACAGTTCTCTTGTTCTACGTATTTCAGACTCTCTAGATGATGGATTCTTTGAACCCCTAACGTATTTTAACGGAGTTCCTCTCCTTGTTTTCTTTACTGGTTTAAATTTTCTAGGCATCTACCTTCTCATTATTCTTTTATATATCTCTAGCTCTTCAGGTGTTAACTCTTCAGTATTAACTTTCATATTTTTTCTTAACGCTGCTTCATATATAGTCTCGTAATTTACATCGTTCATACTGATTGGATTAGATGGGTTTAAATTGTTCCATCTTTTAATATTTTCAATAACTAATTTTTGATTACCAGCCATCATAAACCTATGCATCTTATCAACAACTCTCTGTTTTTCTCCTTGAGTTCTCTGTCTTTTTTGAGCTTCTGTTGCAATAAATCTTTCAGATAATCTTCTAGCATTACTCCCAAATATCCTTGATGCTTTATGAGTTGCTCTTCTTACAGCTATTGAATTATAACCAAACTCATCAAGACTTTTAGTTAGCTCTTGAAAGCTACCTACAGCCCTAGTTAAGTCATCTACAAGCACTGGCTTTACAGCAAAACCTAGTGCACTAAATTTATCTTCAGCAGCCATAAAATCTGATAACATACCAAACGCTCCTATAGTTGCTATGCCTTCAGCTATTTGATTTGGTAGTGGGTCTTTATCATCGTAGTTCCATCTACCTGATGTTATTCTACTTATTGTATCTAACCCTGCTCCAACTAACTGAGAGCCAGCCCATCCACCGATTGCCATTCTAGCTACAATCATAGGATTACCAAGCCTTAACTCTTCTTTCATTGATTCTGTCATTAACTGCGCTTGCTTAAGACCAAAACTTTTAAATAACACAAAAGGTCTAACTGCAGGCTTACTAAGCCAGTCTTGCTCTCTTAAAAAATCTCTTTGAACTTGAGAACGTTTTGAGAATGAACTAATAGCACCCTGTATTTTATTGTTATCTAAAGAATCAATTTTATTTACATCTAGACTAAAAAATGATTTAAGCTTTTCTTTTGCATATCTGCCCTTAACCCCATCTGGATTTTTTTTGTACATTTTTATGTAGTCATCTATTGCTATCTTTGCAGTAGCAGCAGCTAATCTAGCATTAAACCTATTTGCTTGTGAAAAACCAAGCTTAGAAGCCGATTCAGCTAATCCAAGCATATCAAATTTACCACCACTAGAGCCCACACTTCCAACCATCTCTCTTATAAAGTCTTGATACACATATGGAAGTGAATCTTTAAACTCTTTATCTGTTGTTATTTTTATAAGAGCTCTTCCAGTTCTCATCATTCCAAGCATAGGCATTGTAGAAATAAGAGTCTGACCTACATTTTTTATAGTTGCATCACCAAGAGATATTTTTGTTATAGCTTCAAAAGCCATCACGTTATCAATAAACTTTCTAATATTTGGATTCATTTTTTGAAAAGCTTCCACATTGGAATAGCCAGTCATTTTATCTACCATACCTCTTAATCTTATTTGCTCATCTGAGCTTTTAATATTTGATATAGCTTTAGTTATAAACTGATTGTCATTACCCCAAACTCTAGCTGTTTCAACCCTTCTACCAAGTCTTGAATCGTATATAGCCAATAGCTTTACAGGGTTAGTCTCCAGTAAATTTGTTGGTATTTCAAAATTTCTAGGATTCTCCATACTTCCATGTGGATTTACCTTGCTGGGTAGTGCATCCTTTCTAAATAAAGAATACGCTTCAGCATAACTCATTTTTTTACCAGTTCTTTGCTGCTCTTGCCTTATTATACCATCCATTAATTCTCTGAAAGGTGCACTTACTTTATTGTTTGCCATCTTATCAAGAACTATAGTTTGTATTAAATCTTTTTCAAACTTCTGCAAATCACCTGATTTAAACATTAAAGCTGTAGCTTGCTCGACCTTTATGTAGTCATCAAACAATAAATCTTTTATATCATGCCTAAAGTATTGAGGTAAAAACTTTGATATCTTCCCAGCAGCAGAAATATTACCACGCTTAGCATACTCTAATCTCTCGTCAAATATTTTTTTTATTTCTTTTAGTTTAGCAGCGTTCTTTTTTGTAGCTTTTTTTCTACCAGTAGCTTCTAAAAATATTTGTCTTAATTCGTTTTCATTTTTTCCTAATAATTTTTCAAGATTTATTGTCTGTTTTCTAGACTTAGCTTCAAACAAAGATACGTTATCTGATATTTGATAAAAGGTTTTTACTATTGCTTGAGAGCCTTTATCTTTAAAAGTTTTTGGAGCTGTTTTTATAATATTAGCAATAGATGTTCCGAGCCAAGAATCTAATAAATCTTGCTGCGGTATTGAATCCGAGTAATCCGCAAACTCTTTTCTAAAGTCTCTATTGATATACTTATTAAATAGTTTTTGGTTATAATTTAAAAGTTCTCTATCTGATAATAGTGAAGTAGCTTTACCTAAAAGAATAAAAGCTTCTGTTTCTGGATTTATTCCTAGATTTTTTGCTATACTAGCTATACTTTTTTGAGTTTTTATTCTTGATAAATTTTCTTCTTGGTAATTTTTAAAGAAAGTATTTTTATAAATTTTCTTTTGTTTTTGAGTGTCATTATCTATAACTTTATAAAACTTACCTTTCTTATCCTCTCCGCTCTTTATTATCCTGATTGTTTCTGAACCTGTTTTTTTAGACCAAAGCTTAGCACCTCTCTCGCTTTGCCATTTTGCTTCAGTAAATTCTCTTGCAACCTCAGCTTGCTTTGCTCTATCTTCAACGCTTAACTTGCTTATAGGATTTATTTTTGACTGCTCATCTAGCAAATAAACCTTATTAAGATTTTCTTTGTATTTTTTAAGAGACCTAGCTGTTCCAGCTGCTCCAGTAAGACCCATAGCAAATCCAACTGATTGTATATAACCTTCAACTGTTGGAGACTCACCTCTTAATACTGGGTCTAATGTTCCTATTGTGAATGCTTCTTGAGTATATCCAGATAGTTTACCCTGACCTCTACCCTTAGCTCTTCCTAATACAGAACCACCTAAACCAGCAACCAAACTATTTCTTGACGCATCCGTTAATACTTCAGACCAGTCTACTCTCTCATCCTTCATCTTTTGGCTAAGAGTTGATTGTAAACCAGAATATGTAAAGGCTGCTCCAGCTTGAGTTCCAGCTTCATCTAAAATTTTTCTTGAGCCAGCTTCTATTACTTCTCTAGCAGTTTCTTTTTTGATACCAGCTTGCATGAGTTTTTTTGAACCCATTGTAACTGCTCTTCCTAAAGCATTTTTAGCGCCTGCTTTAGCAGCTAATCCACCCAATCCACCACCAGCTACTGTTGTAATTAAATCAACTGGCATAAAGAAAGATAGAACTGTCGCTCCTATATCTCCCTTTACTCCTGGGTCATACCCATCTAAATTAAATCTTTTCTCACCAGTAATAAGCTGTTGACCCATTCCCTGTATTGATTCATTGTAAGCCTTTTTAACTATATTTGGTAGCCACTCATCGACTTTATTAGAAAGCCAACTCTTCTCACCGCTTTCCTCAAAAGATAAATCTTCATCAGGTATATTAGTTTCAGGCATACCTCCATATAAGTTTAAAGAATCATTTCTATTTATGAAATATTGATTTAATCTATCAGCCTGTTCAGGCGTAAGTGTTATTTTGTTTTGTCCGTTCATTAACTCCCTCTGTTAATTCGCTGATATTTTTTCTTTCATTGCATTTATTATAGCTACAGTATCATCATAAAAATATTTAATATCATCATCAGTTTTTTGCATATTTTTTATTGCTCTATTTATTTTTGCATGAGTATTGTTTATTAATTTATTTAAATTATTTTTTACAGCTAAATTATTTGAGTTTTCAGCTGCTTTTGTTGCTTCTACAATAAGATTTTTTAGCTCTTCATTAGCTTGATTTATTTCTTCTGGAGACAGTCCTTTTCTTTTTCCAGAAATTAAAGTATTTATAGATTCATTTATACCATATCCAGCATTTCTAACTGCTTTTACCTGTTCTCTAGTAGAGCCAGAAACAGCTGATTGAGCATTAGATGTAATTGCATTGCCAGCAGCATCTACTCCCTCTTGTATCGTTGGTATATCTGATGATTGAGTAACTCTACCACCTGTAAGAAAGCCTAATAGAGTATTGCCAACAGACTCTTCAGTTGTTGCATCTTTGTTTGCCAATCTAGATTGTGCGTCATCGTCATCACCTTTAACTTCTACTGAATCTGTTGTGGTGGTACTAAGTTTTCTTACATCCGTTGCTTGATTTCCATCTACATATATGTCTTCACCATTATTTTCTAATGCTTTCTGAATAATCTCAGCATCTGCATTGTCTACTGTTAATGTTATGTTTCCATCATCACCAATTACACCAACGAATCCAGATGTGTTATCTCCAATCCTAACCATAGTATTTTCATCTACCTTACTTATGTCAAGGCTATCGTAACTTGGAATTTGATACTTAGGAGTTGAACCCAATATGTTTTGATAGGATTTTATACCTAAAGCATTTTCTCCTACCCTATCAGTTTCTGATGTTAGATTTGGATTAAAACTACTGTTAGTAGGTAAATTTTTTGATTCAAGAAAATTAAATAATTGTTGCCTTCCCTCATTTACTATTCTTTGGGCTTCTTCTTGTCTTTTATTAAGCTCATCTTCAGTTAAATCTGTAAGGATTGGAAATCTACTGGTAATAACATCTGCTCCTATTCTGTCGCTAATTGTTTTAGCATCTCTAAAATCAATTATACCTTTTAAAACTTCAGATGCTTGATTTACTGACTTGTAAGTTCTGTCAAACGCAACAGAATCTTCAGCTCTCAAGCTTGCTTTACTACTAATATAGTTTTGAGCTACTCTTGAAAAATCTGCATCACTAACATTTACTCTGCTAGAAAGTCTACCTTCAGCATAGTCTCTAAAAGGTTCACCAAGAAGGTTACTTAAACTTTCTATTTCTCTGTTTATAAATTTATTATTTGATTCAGCGGTTATAAGACTTGTATTTAAAATATTTTTATATTTATCTGTCTTTAACCTGTCTTTAAGTATTTTAACTTGATTTACATAGTCTGGATAATTTCTAATGCTATCTAATGTATCGACTAATCCTTGGTCAAACTCTTCATCTTCTTTTGTTTGCTGCAATCCTTTTTGAAAATTAAATTGTTCTCTTCTTAATTGAAAGTTTTCTTGAGCTTGCTGTTGATTAGTTAAGGCTTGTTGTTCATTAAAAGCTAATCTCTGGTCAAACTGACGAGACCTCTCTTGCCTAGTAAGTTCATTTTCTAAAAACCTAGGAAGAGTAACACTTAACAGTGTATCTATAGGTGATTTATAATCAAATCCATTTGCCATACACTACCCTCCTATCTCCTGTAAAAATCTTTCTGCGCTCATTGAGCCATCTATTAACAATCGACTTCCTAAGCTAAATACTAAATTATTAAACTCATCTTCTGAAGGAAAAGGAACGTTTCCAGATTGATAATAATTCATAAGCATACTTCTAGCTCTTCTATTTTGAACTGGCTCATCTCCAGGTTGGTCAATTTTTCCAGGAATTTCAATATCTAAAAGAGGTGATGTAGAGCCAGAAAATGGTTGCGTTGGGTCTAAGGCATCTATTCTCTCTGCTCTTCCAAAAGTTCCTGTTAAATAGTTTTGAAATAAACCAGTTAAAGCAGCAGTTTCTTGACCTCTATCCTGCTCTATGCCATATCTACCTCTAGACAGTGCATCCTCAGCTGTTCCCCTTGCTCCAGAAACTAGTCTTTGAGCAGCTCCAGATTGAGTAAATTTTGTTTGAGCTCCTGTACCTAGTATATCAGATATTGCACCACCAAGACCAGAGCTAACATCCGACATTAAATTTGATGTTCTGGTTCCTACCCTATTACCTATTTCTTGAAAAGCTTCTAATGCTCTACCTTGGTCAAATGGTTGGAAAAATTTTCCAAACTGTTGAGCTCTGTCTCCAGTAAATCCAAAAGCTTTTGCTACTTCAGGAGAGCTTTGAAAGTAATCTGAATAGCCACCAAAGCCTACTCTATCTAATAATTGTTCAAAATTCATTATCTAAACCCCTCATACATCATATCTCTTCTTATTTGCTCATCTTCACTAATAGGGGATGGAGACCTATCTCTTCGAATCCCACTATCTGGTAAAAAATTAAATATATCATTACTAGTTTTAGCTCCAGTAAGAATTGAAATTAAATCTTCAGCGCTTCTAGCTGTAGTTTTTGACTTTCCAGCTGCAATAGCAGCTTGCAAACCTTTTCCTAATCCTAAAACATTTCCCTCTGCATCCGTACTTCTGGCAAATCCTGGTATTGACCGAAGTGCTTCTGGAGTAAATCCAGCTCTTTCTAAAGAAACCCCACTAATTAAATCTTGAATAGCATTTGAAACCAAACTATCTGTAAAGCTTTGATTGGCTGTATTAATAAATTTATTTATATCATTTCTTGATGAATCATATCTATCTCTAAGTCCTTGACCAAAAGTTGTATCCAATAATTGCGATGATATATTTTTTACTTTTCTTCCAGCCCTACCAATCTCACTTCCAACGGTGCCACCAAATGCTCTACCTGGAGCTCCTCCAAAAAGAAACCCTGCTGCTCCACCCAATAGTCTTCCAAGCGATGAATCTCTTTTTATATCTTTAAACTGCTCACCAGCTTCTGTATAGGAGTCTTTAAGTCCTTGAAGAGCTTTATTTAAAGTTCTTCTATCTTCAGCTGCTGTAGATGTAAGCTCTCTTCTTGTTTGTGCAAAACCAACAGACTGACCTCCTCTTGCACTTGCTAATAATTCTGCTAAAGTCATTCTAACTCCTTGTAAATTCTAAATAGTGCCATGCACCAATTTCTTTTCTGTAAAGCCTAAGCTTACCATCTGGTGTTTTTACTATTCTTTCTTCCCCATCATTTCCAGAATCGTTTGATGGATATCCTTGTTGTAATTTTGTTTTAACTCCCTTAGAGTTATATAAAAATCTTTTTTCTCTATCAATAGACATTATGTAATTCTCTTATATAATGGTCTATACTCTACACCAACACTATTTACTTTTTGAATACTACTTCCATCTAAATCTATTTGAACCTGAAAAGAAGAAGCTAATAATGGAGAACTAAATGTAATTCTATTTACATCTAAGTCATTGCTTGTACTAGCTAAAGTCCCAGCATTAGCAGTTCCTTGTTTTGTACCACTATCATTTGTATAAAAATATTTAACACCATTACTATTAGATGCTCCACTAGCATATTCTACAGTTACACCGTAAATCTTCTTAACTATATTAGGCAAACCAAAGTCATCGTCTTTTAACTTTATGTCAAATGTAGCTCCAGAATCTGGCTCTCCATCATAAGATTCTAACTCATCTGTTCCTACACCTAAAGTCATATTGTTATGTAGGTCTGTAATAATATTAGTTTTTACAGCGTTATCAACCATATCTTCTACAAAAGTAAAGCTGTTTGTAATAAAACTATAAACATAAGCATCACCACCTGTACCACCAGAAGCAGCAGCATCTCTAACTATAACTAAATGTTTATGAGTTGGTTCATACCCAATAATAGTATCATCGTTTACAAAGCTTGTCCACTCTGATTCTAGTACTTTGCTCTGCAAGTTTCTTATTTGCGACCCATCATAAAAATACAATCCGTTTTTATTTACCCAGGCAACTCCAAAGTCTGTTTTTACGACTGCTGCATGGAAGTCTACCCCCATGTTTTTATGCTCTGATTCTAAGAACCATTGAGTATCAGAACCACCACCCACGTTAATAACATACAATGTTCTATTCTTATATGCTAACAATCTATCAGCATAAGACTCTATCTTTACAAAGTCTTCTCCATCGTTAACACCTATATCAATAAAGTTTGTAGGTGGAAACGTATCAAATTTATTTATCTCACTATACATTAATCTATCTGACTGAACAACTGTTTGTCCTTTGTCATTAATAGACTTTACATTAGCTACAAACCTTCTTCTGTTTGACACTACGCTAGTCTTATACCCTTCTCCAGTATTTCCTATTGATATGCTAGATAAATCAGCGTTATATCCATTTAACGAGCTGTATGTATCAGCATTTGGGTCTTGTATTGCTACTGTACAAAACAAAAAAGAAGCGCTAGTGTATATAGTTGACCAACCAACGTGCTTAGATTCTAAATTTGTTCTACAACCATAGGTTAAATCTATATCTGCTAAAAGCTGAAAATCTCCCTTAGAGGTAGAATCTCTAAAATATATTCTACCACCAGTAATTCTTTTGTCATAACCATGCGAAGCTATAATAGAGAGGCTTAGTCTGTTATTAGCAGAGACATCTGTTAAGCCAGTCATTATCGTAGGTAAGGACTCTTGAACACCATCATAAATAAATGTTTGAGCAAACTCATACGTACCAGCTGGTATACTACCATCGCTTCCAGTTGCTATTGCTTGAAGATTAAATCCAAGTCCAGCATCAGGAGCTATATATAGTTTTGTATCAGAGCCAAGAACATTCCAAGTTTTAGATGAATCTATTATTAGCTCTGTATTACTATTCCTTTGTACTATTCCTACTGTATCAGTACCTGGCCCGTTTATAAGAACATATAAACCAGTATCTAGTTGAGTATCTGTTCCAGCTGTATTGCCTGAATCTGTTATTGTAGTTGAGCCTGATAGTGTAACTGTAGTTCCGCTTGCAACACCTTCAATAGTATCGTCAATTCCAAGAGCAGCGCTAACTAATCCAGTTGCACCTGTACCAGCAAATGGTTGTTTTGGTGGAGCGTCAGACACTACCCATTCATTTACTGTTTGAGCACTGCCTCCTCCAACATTTATTTGGCTTAAGCTATCATCTAACCATAGCTTTTTATTTACATATCCATACCATTTTACACTATTACCAGAACCAAAATTAGTATCACAAACTCTTACCACACCATCAGCTAAGTCATATATTACCTTACCATTTGCAGTGCTACCTAAATCTATTGCTTCAGCAAATGTTCCATTACTATCCCCAACATCTATTCTAGTATCTGAAGTAGCATCTGTATCCGCTAAGAATGTTTTAATGGTAGAAGTATTTGTTCCAGAGCCACTTACTCCAGTATAATCCATTCTTGCTTGAAACAATCCATATCCAGGCTGAGATGCGTCTAAATTAATTGTTCCATAATCGCTTGTATTATCAGTTACTCTGCCAGAAGACTTAACTACTCCAAACTCATCTACGATAACATTATTAGCCTGAGCTAATTCGTTATCAGCAATAGAGCGTGAGTTAGTTTTAGTATTAAGACCACCATCAAAACGTGTATATGTTTTAAACTGTTTAGGCATTATTCCTTTATCTCAAAATGTACTAAGTCATCAAACTTATTATCTTTGGTCTTGGTGTCCATATTCCAATCTCCACCCCATCTTATCCTTAATCCCATTTGTCTAGCAATTCCAAGAACGTAGCCGCCAAAGTAATGAAACCTATCCCTATCATGCCAGTCAATAGGATAAGGAGCAACATCAACAGCATTACTGGGACTTTTATTATGCTTCCCATTCGGGAACTTAACTTTGCTATTTCCTTTGTTATATGCTTCATCTTGAGCTTTCTGTCCTCTATGACCTTCTAATACTGTGCAATCAAACCCCTTAACTACTTCTTCAAACAACTCAACCAATCTTTCATCGCAAGTATATAATTTGTGTTTACTATTTCTGCTAAACCTAGGCATTACTTACCCTTAATTAAACCTTCTATTAAATCAGTAACAACATCTACGCACTTCTCAAAAAAGATTTGCTCTTTATCTTCACTTACAAATGGAATATCAATCTTCTCATTAATTTTTGTAGCGATTGTCTTAGCCATTTCATCTGAAGTAAGTTGACTAACCATTTGCTTTTTAATTGAATCTGCTTGACTTTCAGCCGCAGCTACTAACATCTCTTTTAAACCCATTATTTTCTCCTAATCTCATTATTTGTTTTAACTATTAAATATACTAAAGTTGCAATAGATACAGCCATTTGCAGCAACATTGGTAAGTTGACCCACCAAACACCTACTCCAACTACACCATTAACTACTGCCTTAGTTGAATCTATCATTCTATCAACCAGCCTTTCCATTAATACGACCTTTAAGGTACGCTAAATCATCGGTTACATCGTTTAACTCTTTAACTATATCTTCTCTATGTCTCTGTCCTATATCGTCTGACTTGTTCCATCTCTCTATTAACTTTATAGTTATCCCTTCTACATTCTTTATTGTAGATTCTATCTTAGCTATCGCTTGTCTTATGTTATCTAAATCTTCATTTTGAGCTCTTTGGCTCTTCATTAGATTAACTATCATCAGTACAAACAAAGATACGATAACACCTACAGCACCGTACTCAGCGTATGTTTCAATCATTTAATACTTTCTTCGTCGCTTTTAAACCAATTAAAAATAAAAATCCAAGCATTACTTGCAGGAGCATCTCTTGTCTAATACTAAACGCTAGCATAACAGACATAATAAATTTTCCTGCAAGAATTGCTTTATCAATCACTATTTCCCAACAATCTTTTGGGCTTTATTATGTGACTGTTTAAAGGTTTTACCCTTTCTCATTTCTGATGCCATCATTGACAAGTGCTTTTTAGTATGATGAACCTTATGTTTCTGCATTTGCTTCTTTTGCATAACAGATAATCCATTAAGGTTTACATTCTTTAAGTCCTTAGCCATGCTACCAACTCTTCTTTCTAATCCAAAGTATAAAAAACATACTAACCTTTATCAGACTCTTGTTCTTTATTGTAAGGATATTTATTTTCCTCAGACAGTGCAGCTTTAAGTCCATCTACAAACGCTTGTCTGCCAAATTGTAACTGCTGAAGATTAAATGTTGTTGTATCAATCTTTCTGTTTAAATCAGCAATGTGATTAACCATTGTTTTTTGGTCATCGTTCATTGAATTGATATCGTACTCTTTCCCATCAAGGTTTAACATTGGGGCATTTTCTTTTTTATTTTCTTTTTTAGCCATTATATTTCCTTATTTTCTTTTTAGTCCTAACTTTTGCATTAGGGTTTTGTTTTCTTCCTCAAGTTTCTGTATATGCTGCGATTCCATTCCTTCAACACTAGCAGTTAACACAGTAACTTTATCTTCCAAATCTTCTATTCTTCTTCCTTGTTCTGCAAACTTCATCTGTGCTTGATACCAAGAGCCAGTAACGATAGCTATTAGTATACCAGCTTTAATTAATAGAGCTACGCTTATATGTACTTCACTATTTGCGTTAATTGGTTTATTCATCTTCAGTTTTTGGTTTTGGTCTAGGCTTTGGCTTCTTATTAATTACAATACTTTTAGTATAAACAGGTGTATGCAAATGTTTTGTTTCCCAATAACGATAGTCATTTGTATTCCAACCGACAGCATACGCATTGGGCATATAACGATATTTAAACGCAGAAGTATTATAAACCTTTACTACTCTACCACTATCTGTATAAGTAATGGTTTGATAAGGTACAGGCTCACCTAAATCAGAGCCACTAATCATCATACCTACTGCTAATCCTACTATAAATTCAATCATCAGTTACTACCATTGTTAATCCTATAAGCATCTATATACAAATCATTATATATGCCCAAGCTATCTGCTTTCCAAATAACCTTTTTCATTAAGCTATCTATCTCAAACATTTCTTGTGCTAATTCTTCTCGTGTCTTACCTATGTAATAATCCTGACAACTAAATATGCTAAACATAAAAGCTACCATAAATCCTACTATGACAAGTGCGTGTAAAGCTTTACTAGCATCAGCCCATTCGTTTAACTTCTTATGCATTTACCAAGGCTTTCCTTTTCCTGTAGTTGGATTTTCTTTAGCGTCTATTTCGTTTGCAATTCCATCTTCTACTGACTTAACTTGTTCATCTCCAAGCTTTGCTTTTACCCAGCCAACAACTGTATCTTCATCTAGCTTATCGTAAGCTACAAAAGCATTATCTTTCCAATCTGAATCAACTCCAATAGAACCATAAATCCTACCATAGTATGTAACTTTTTCACCATCTTTTGTTACTTCTTTTGAATCGTTAGCATTCCAATGAACAGATGTAACTACGTTTGATTTACTATCTTTTGAAATCTCGTAGTCTAATGTACTTATTGACCATTTAATTGCCATTCTTTAACTCCTATTATTTTACAAAGTACATTTCAACTGTATCTGAAACGTCTTTCATTTTAATCCAATTTGATGCTACTGGTTGTCCTTTGGTAATTTGTATTTGCCCAAGCAACCCTACTATATGCCACTCATCTCTTTCTTCTCTACCTTTATATGAATCAGCTTTACTATGGTCATAATCAGAGTTAATCTTTTTTCTTTTATTTTTATCTTCAATAACTCTTGCATCGCTTGGTACAGTTAAATCAGATGGTATTCTGTCTGTATGGAATCTGTATATTATCTCGTACTTTTTACTACCATCTTTCTGCTCATAACATTCTTTCTTAACAGTACCTCCAAGTACACCACCATCACCAATATTTGTGCTTTTATAGGTATCGTAATCAACTTCTTTTTCCCACTTAGTCATAGTAAAAGATTCCATAACATATCCACCATAGTCATCAGTTTCATACATTCCTTGCCAATGGAATGGCTGGCTACCACCAACAACTGCTGAAGTATGTAGAGGTCTAACAACACCTATTGGTGTATCACCATCTTCACAGGCTACAATTTTACCATCGTCTAACTTTACTGTTGTACCTATTCCAATAGCTTTTCCATCTTTAGACTCAAAATATTCAGCGTAGTCAAGACTTGCTCCAGAAGTTATTGCGTTTTCGTGGTCAATAGCTCCATTATCGTGCCATCTCATTACTAACGAAGATTGTGTATGACTATACAATTTCATATGATAGTCTGCATTACTACCAGCAACACCATAGTAACCAAGCATTTCTCCTGCTGGATTAGTATCTGCATCGTGGTCATTTTCTATTCCATATACTGAACCTCTTATAGTACCACCACTTGCTATTTCTGTAAGATTGTAAAGCGTTACAATATTATTATCAATTTCTCCACCATCAAAATTATTAAAGTTTAAAATAGCACGCATATAATCAGCATCACCAGCTTCGAAACTGTTATTATTTGAAATACCAGTTACCTGTGTCATTTGACCAGCTGCAAGAGCACATTGATTATTATTGAATATACCATACATAGAACCAAAACCTTGTCCAGATTGGTTGTGTTCCATATGATTTCTAATACCCATATAAGTATCACTTGAATCAGATGCACCAGCAGTTATTATATGATTGCTAAAAAATCCAGTATAACTTGAACCATCATTATTAATTGTTTCATTTGATACTTCCAAATGAGCATCTGGAGACGTATCATCGCCTATGCCAACAAATCCAGCAGATGTAATACGCATCGCCTCATCAAGCGTTGCATCATTTTGTGATGTGTAAAAAGCTAATGCTGTTTCTGCATTACTATCATCTGCATTTTCTTTTAATCCTGCAATTCCTGCCCCTAAGATTGGGTTTGTTTCATCATCAGGTATATAAAAAGAAAGTAAAGACCCTGCTCCTGCTGACCCATCTGTTCCTGCTGATGGATAAAATGTTTTTAACGCTAATACTTCATCAGGTGTAGAAGCATCATTAGCACTAATTGGTTTATTAATATTAACAACATTGCTTCCTGCATCAATAAAAAATCCATGAGTATTTCCAGTTGTTTCTACTCTGAAATCATGGTCTTGACCTTCTTCATTAAATACTACACCTGAACCTTGATAGCACATAAAATAATTGCTTCCTCCGTCACCACTACCATATGTGCCTTGACTATCATTAAATGATATTTGGTCAGAATTTATAAACAATTGCCCAGAGCCTGGTGTATGATGAATGTGTGAAGCTGTGCCATCAAAGTAAATTTCTAAATCATCACCTGTTCCAAGAAGTATTTTGTTATTATCTTGCATATCAAGAGCATCAGAAAGAGTTGTAACTCCACCCACAGCCAATGTACTTGCCATATCCACAGCGCCATTTATATCAATAGTAGTAGCTGTTAACTCTATTTCTGTATCAGATACTAAATCTAAAACTCCATCTGCTGATTGGTGTATATATGAAGCATTGTCACCAAACTCTAAACGATTAGTGCTGTTAATCATTATAGCATCAGCAGCTGCTGAAAACGGAAATGGATTTCCATCGCCATCCTCTATTACTTTTAATGTTGTAGCATGAAGAGTTTCTCCACCATCTGTAGTACCAGTAATCTTTAATAAAGACTTATAGGTGTTAGCAATCGTTTGCCCTGTTAATGTTCCTGTTGCCATAATCTTTTCCTATTTATAATTTAAATTTTAACCTGTGTGTTCATTCCACTTAACATTGTCTTCTTCATAGTTAAGTTGAGATATGTTCCAAATAACATCATATACTGACCTTAAAAAATTTAATTGCGTTCTAAACCAAGTAATCATTATTCTTTTAAAGCTACCATATTGCTAGCCGTTGTGCCACTTTGATACACTTGAGTTATTTGTATAGGTAGTATCTGGCCACTTGCTACGTTACTAAAAGTTATACCACTTCCGCTTGTTCCCATGTTTACCTTTACATTGCCACCTGTTCCAACATATAACGCATTATGAGTTAATGAAGTATGGTTGCCACTATCAATGTCAATAGCTACAGCTGTGCCATAAATCATATCAGCTAAAGAAGCTTGAGATGCTTCCGTAGCAGTTTTAACAGCATCAGTATCAGAATCTATGGTGCCTGTATCAGTTTTAATTGCATCTAATACTGCATCAAAAGTATCTATCTTAGAATTAGTAGATGTTATTAATGTTTCAATTCCATCTACATGGCCTTTAATAGCATTTGTATCATCGTCTATAGTGCCTAATAATACTTCCATAGCTGCTAAATCTGTAACTGCTGGGTCATCAGATGCTAGCGTAACTCTTTGTACTCCAGCTGCTACTGCACCAGCACCGCCAACAAAGTCTGTTCCTGCTATGTTAGCATTTACATTTAAATAGTTCCCATCTACTGCATTGTCTAGTAATTGCAACGCAGTAATCATTGTAGTTTGATTAGCTGCTGTTGCTCCACCAGAAGGTAAAGCAGACGATACGATATCTACTTGAGTATGTCCAGCTGCATCAACTAATGGAACTGTATTAGTACCACTACCATCTGCTGCTGTATTACTAAAGATTACTATAGAATCATTCTCTTTATCTATGTCTACAGATAACTGAGAACCATCAAGAGTTA